GTGCGGGTGAAGCTCGCGCTCTCCGGAACCTCGGCGGCGCGGCCGCGGCTCGCCAACCTGCGCGTGATCGTGACCTGACATGCACGACGACAAGACCGCGCATCTGGCGCTGCCGCTGCCGCATCCGGGCAATGCCCTCGATGTCGATTGCCTGCGCCTGCGCTACGCACTCGCCACGCTCGACAGCAAGGTCGCGGCGCTGATGTCGGCGCTCTCGGCCGACGACGAATCCTTGAGCAATGTGCAGGAGATCATCAAAGCGCTCAAGGCCGCCCGCGAAGACATCGCCGCGCTCGACAGCCTGATCGACAGCAAGGTGGCCGCGCTCACCGCCGAACTGCAAGGCGAGATCAGCCACCTGCGCCCGCTCATCTACGCCGGCCTGTAGGGGCGATCCATGAATCGCCCCGACCGATCCACGACGACCCATACCTGGAAACCCCCATGCCCGTGACCTCCGAAGACTTTCAGGATGGCGCCCTGAAGCGCGCCAATCAGTTGCTCGCCGCGCTCGACCCCGTCACGTTCAGCGAAGAAGACCTGCTGCTGCACGGCGCCCTGCTCAAAATCCGCGATTACCTGCGCGGCTCCAGCCTGCGCGGCGATCTGGCCGTGCTGCTGGCCATGATCACCGCCGACTTCGACGACTGGATCAGCCGCCCGCGCAACGTCGCGGCGCTGGTGCAGGCGCTGGCGCTCAGGGAATCCGCCGAAATCCTGTTGGGCGATGCGCCGACGCTGACCAAAATCTGCGCCTCGAAAGAAGCCATCGAGGCCATCGCCGCCAACGCCCAGGCGCTCAATATCTTTCTCGACACCGCGCCCAGCGCCCTGGTCGGCGCGCCGGCGGCGTTTCAATCCCTGCTCGGATCGGGTTTTTTCGTGACGCGATTCGTCGCCGATCCGGCCCTGTATGGCGCTTGCCTGACGAGTCCCAGCCTCGCCCCGCTGATCGCGGCCGATGCCAACCTGCTGGCCGCCATCTTCGCCAACGAGACCTGCTGCGCCGCCTTCTTCGATTCCCCCGTCATGCTGGCGGCGGCGGCGCAAAGCAGCGTGGTGGCCGGGCAACTCGGCAGCGCCGCGCGGGATGCGCTCTGGGCCAATCCGCCGGCCACCGACGCCTTCCTCAAATCGACGCTGATGGTTCAGGCGCTGATTGCCAATGGCGATCTCGCCAATCGGCTCAAAACCCATTACGCCACGATTTTCGGCGTCGTCGCCGCCACCCGCGCCGGCCTGTGGGATGACGCCTTCCTCAACGCCTTCATCGGCACGACGGCCATTTACCAAGCCTTTTTTCAGCATGCCAACGCCACCCTCGTGCTCGACAGCGAGGCGCTGGCGGTGCGGCTCTTGCGCGCTGGCAGCAGCATGGTCACTTCGCTGGGGAGCTATCAGGCCAACAACGCCAACGCGCTACCGAAGAACCTCGCCATCAACGACGCCTGCGGCAAGAATGCCGATCTGGCATTGGCGCTGTTCAAGTCCAACGCCAACGTTTTTTACAGCGAAGCCACGGGCAGCATTCCGCGCCTCTACGACCACATCATCGCCAACCCGCCGGTGCTGGTCGCGCTCCTGAAAGATTCGACCGGCCGGCAACGGCTCTCTGCCCAGAGCCTCCTGACCCGCAAGGCGGCGCTGGAAGCCGCGCTCAGCGGCAATCCCTCCCTCTTCGCCAAGGTCATCAACGCTACCACGCTGACCGGGGTTTATGGAACCGGCGCCGCCGGCTACGGGCGCTTTCATGTGCTACCCGACGGCGCCGGCCAGGCCGATGTGACCAATAGCGCAACCAATGGAACCACCACCCACCCCTGCATCGTCTTCATCGATCAGATCGGCGCGGCGACCACGCCGTCGACGAGCTTCACCATGACGACCAACAGCATCGGCGGTGCGACGCCATCGTTCGTCGACACGGCCTCTGGCGGCTATGGCTTCGCCTCCAGCCTCAGCCAGGGCTATCGCTACACCGATGGCGTCTTCAAGGGCGTCGCGGTGGGCGGCTTCGGGTTCAACACCACCGCCACCGCCGTGGCCTCGGCGGTCGCCGCCACCGCCACCGTCTGGCGTGCGCTGTAAGGAGAAACCCATGAAACTGACTTACCGCTATGTGCCCATCCAGCACACCTACGTCGTCGAGGATGCCGACGGCAACGTGCTGGCGCGCATCAAGGCGCAGCCGGGTACGACCGTCGACCGGGATGCCGCCCAGCTCTTCGCCGCCGCGCCAGCGATGAAGGAAGCCCTGGAACACATCCTGAAATTCGACCGCGAGGGGCTGGGCAGCCTCGGCGAATCCCTCGCCCGTCAGGCGCTCGAGCGGGCCGGTTCGATGGGCCAGTCGGGAGGCAGGAAATGACCGCCATGCCCCTCTTTCTTTCCATCGGCCCGGACGGCGCCGTGAATGGCCTGGGCAGCGACCCGACGGTGTTCGTCCGATCCTTTCTTGCGCCGCCGGAATTCGACCCCGCCCGGCATCTCGCCACGGCCCGGCTGATCGGGGATGCCGGCAATGAACAGCTGCTCTTGACCGGCGTGCCGAGCGTCGTCACGGCCCGCCAGGGCCGGCTCGCGTTGCTCGAAGCCGGGCTGCTCGACGGCATCGAGGCGGCCATCCGGGAGATGCCGCGCGCGGCGCAGATCACCTTTGAATACGCCACCGAATTCGCCCGCGACTGGCCGCTTCTGCTCGCCGTGGCCGAGGCGGCGAATCTTTCCGATGAAGATGTCGACAACCTGTTCATCCGGGCGGCGACGCTGTAATCCCAACCCTGTATTGGAGTATCCACCATGCCTCAAACCTCGTTTTTCCACGGCGTCACCGTCTCCCTGATCGATGTCGGGCCGCGTCCTATTGCGATTCCTTCGTCCTCGATCATCGGCCTGGTCGATACCTATACCCCCGGCACTGGCCTGGCCGAGCCGGATGTTCCGGTGCTGCTCACGAGCTACCGGGAAGCGGTCATGAAATTCGGCGTCGATGCGGCCATCAGCAAGGCGGCGCGCGGTATCTACGAACAATCGTCCGCCGTTATCGTGGCGGTCGGTGTGCCCGTCATCGACACGGGCGATGACGCTGCCGACCAAGCGGCGCTCGTTTCGGCCATCATCGGCGGCGTCACCATCGCCGGAAGCCGCACCGGCCTCCAGGCGCTGCTCGATGGCAAAAGCCGCTTCAATGCCCAGCCCCGGCTGCTGGTGGCGGCGGGCCACTCAAAAACTCAGGCCGTGGCCACCGCGATGGATGCCATTGCCACCAAGCTGCGCGCCATCGCCATCATCGACGGGCCGGACACTGACGATGACGACGCCTACGACTACGCCGGGGAATTTGGCTCGAAGCGCGTCTATCTGGTCGATCCGGGCGTCAAGGTCTGGGATACCGAAACCAATGCCGAAATCACCGTCCCCGCCTCGCCCTACGTCGCCGGTCTGTTCTGCCGCACGGACAAGGAATACGGCTTCTGGGCTTCGCCCTCCAACAAGGAATTCCTGGGCGTGATCGGCACCACGCGCCCGGTCGAGTTTCTCGACGGCGACGACACCTGCCGCGCCAATCTCCTGAACAACTCGAACATCACGACCATCATCCGCGATGGCGGCTACCGGCTGTGGGGCAACCGCACCCTGTCCGCCGACCAGAAATGGGCCTTCGTGACCCGCGTCCGCACGCTGGATATCGTCATGGACGCGATTCTCTACGCCCACAAGTGGGCGGTCGACCGCTCCATCACCAAGACCTACGTCAAGGACGTGACGGAAGGCTTGCAGAACTTCATGCGCCACCTGAAAGCCCTGGGCGCCATCGTCAATTTCGAGGTCTACCCCGACCGCGAACTGAACACCGCCGATCAACTGGAACAGGGCCGCGTGTACTGGAACATCCGCTTCACCGACGTGCCGCCCGCCGAAAACCCGCAATTCCGCGTCGAGGTGACCAACCAGTGGATCACCGAAGTGCTGGACATCAACGAAGGAGCCAAGTAAATGATTCCGCAAACACTCGTCAACATGAACCTCTTCGTCGATGGCAAGGGGTATGCCGGCGTCGCCACCGAGGTCAACCTGCCCAAGTTGAAGCGCAAGACCGAGGAACACCGCGCCGGCGGCATGGACGGCCCGGTGAAAATCGGCATGGGCATGGAAATGCTGGACGGCAGCTTCAAGCTCTCCGGCATCTCGCCGGAGGTGCTGGCCTTCTTCGGTCTGGCCGATGACACGGCGCTGGATTGCAGCTTTCGCGGCGCCTTCAAAGACCTGAAGGGCGAAGTCGTCGGCGCCATCGCCACCTTTCGCGGCATGATCGATGAGGTCGATTCCGGCTCGTGGAAGCCCGGCGAGAAATCCGAGACGACATTCAACCTCGCGCCCAGCTACTACAAGCTGGAAGTCGACGGCGAGGTCGTCTATGAACTCGACCCGGCCAACAACATCCGCGTCATCAACGGCAACGACGAAGCCGAGGAAGAGCGGGCGGCCATCGGGATGTAATCAGAAAACCGGAAAAGCGAAAGCCCCGACTGCTTCCAACAGCCGGGGCTTTCTGTTTCAACCCGTTGGGATGTCAACGAGAGGAAGCTGAATGAAGTTTATCAAGGAACAGAAACCCATGACCAAGAAAACCCCCGACTGGCTGAGCATCGGCCCCGATGCGGCCACTGTGAAACTCTCGCGCCCGACCGTGTTGAACGGCGTCAAGCAGGACACGCTGGTGTTGCGAACGCCGACGGTCGGCGACCTGCGCGCCGCCGCCAAACGCAGCAAAGACGACACGGAGGAACAGGACATCTTCCTCTTCGCCGCGCTGGCCGAGTGCGCCCCGGGCGACATCGAGAGGCTTTGTGTACGCGACTACAACCGCGTCAAGGAGAGTTATTTTCGCCTGGTTTCCGAAGACGACGGATCAGGAACTGAAGCAGGCAGCCCGGCGGCTGGCGACTGAACTGCATTTTCAGCCATCGGAAATCGACCGGCTGACGATCACCGACGTGCTGTGGTGGCTGACGGATTAGCGGGGGCGGCTTATCGCCATTGTTTCATTGACTGTCGCTCAGGGCGCGATCAACCAGCCAGCCTTCCAGATCAAATACCCAGTTCAGTATCAAGATAGCCGCGCCAAACAGGCCAACTATCACGCTCAGTATCATCAGGTAGCCGAGAACCTGTCCCAAAAAAGCATTGAGAGATTCGATCATGTCAACATTCTCCTCGGCGGTCAGCGTCCTCATTGGCGGCGCGGTTGGTGCGTCCCTTGGTAAATCTGTCGCAACCGCCTCTAAAAGTATAGGCGACATGCGGAAAAATACCGAGAGCGAAATGACCCGCCTCAACTCAGTCATGTCGCTGCGCAATCTCGATATATCCAAATACGGGAAAGTGTGGCGGGAAAGTAGGTCGC